AGCGCCCGTTCCCGGACTGCCGCAAGCTGGTATGGATTGTCGACCCCGTGCCTCGCCAGCATCGTCGCCTTAGCCTTCTCCCTGACCTCCCTCCGGCTGAACGGAGAGGAGAATCCGGGCGACCTGCGGTGCGCATCCCTGCACACCGCGTTGCAATAGACCTTTCCCGCCTTCACGGCGGACCCGCAGTTCGGACATGCCCCCATCGGCGGTTCTCCTTTCGATGGGGGCATGATGCCTCAAAACAACGAGGTTGTCAACTGCGCTTCGCAACAGGGCGGAGAGGTCTCCCTCCCCGCCCCTAGCCGTTGCGTTACGCGGCGTTCGCGTCGATGACGGAGAACAGCCGGGGCTGGTTCACCACGAGGTTCCCCGCCCAGAAGTATTGAGCAACCTGGTTGTCATTGTTCTGCGCGTGCTTCCAGCCGCTCCAGCCGAAGCTGTACTTGGGCAGCTTGGTGGTCCAGAACTGGAGGTAGTCGGTGTTGAGGAACCAGGCGTACCCTGCGGGGGCGTACTGGTCGACGACCACGGCGGCGCCCATGTACTGGAGCGCCATGAAGCCGACTTTGCAGATGTCGACGTCTTCGGGCACGTACCGGCGGTTGAGCATCTGCGCGTTGCTGATGCTGTTCCACAGGGGCTGCGTGGTGACGATCAGGTCGGGCTGGCTGTTGCCGTAGGTGGCGCCGCCGTAAGCCTCCTGCATCTCCTGGTTGGTGATGGCGCCTGCCGCGGCGGATCCGTAGACGCCGCCTGCGAGGCCGGTGTTGTTCTTGCTGGGGACGTAGTTGGTGCCGGTGTCGATGTCGATGATGTCGGTCTTCAACACCGTGCCGTAGGCGAGCAGGCCGGGGTTGGCGGCGGGGATGCCGGCGAGGACGCCGCCCGTCTTCGGGTACGCCACTGCGTTGGAGATCGGGATGGCGAGCCCGTTGATGGCCAGCGCCGAGGTGTCGGTGCCGGCGCCGGAGCCGCCGAAGAACAGGTCTTTGCCGATGTAGCGCGCCATGGTGCCTGCGGCGTTGACCAGCTTGGTCTCGCTGTAGGACATGACGGTCTCGGGGCCGGCCTGGAGCACGGCGTCGCCGCCCTGGATGGTGACGTTGACCTCGTACTTCTTGATGTCGAAGCGGAGGGCGGTGTCGGTCTGCACGTAGGCGATGCCGTTCGTCACGACCGCGCCGTCCTTGCCGATGGTGTTGAAGTCGGCGCCCTCGGCGTACGCGCCGCCGTTCAGGTAGTCGTAGATGAACGGCTGCTTGATGAAGGTGCCGCCTTCAAAAAGCATGTTGTTCTTGGTACGCAGGCGCGTCAAGAGCGGCGAGCTCTTGAAGATCATGTCGTACAGGCGGGGGATGATGAACTCGGTTGTCTTAGAATCGATGTCGTTCCATGTGAGAGGCATTGTGATGCTCCTTGTCGAAAAGTTGAACTCAAACCAAACAAACCCAAACGTGCTCAATATGGACTTGCCTTCGTTCTTCCTTCCGCCAAGGGGCTCGGCGCGCTGGCTTCCCCTGTGCTGCGGGTCCGGCTTGTGAGGCAAGGGACGCGGCCTGAGCGAGCGCCCCGTCCTGCTCTAATACTTCCCTTCCGCGCGCAGCTGTGCGGCTATGGCCGCCCCCAGCCTGCCCGTGCCGTCCGCCTTGATGTTGGACGGTATCCCGTCTTCGCCCGCAGGCGCAGACAGGTATGCTTGCAGCGGGTTGACCCCAGGCCCTTCCCCGGCGAGCGGGACGGACGTGTTGGAGTACCTGGCCGCGACTTCCGCCTCGACCTTCCTCCTGATGTCGTCCTCCAGCTTCTTCTGGGCGTCGGCCGCCGTGAGGTCGCGGTACCCCTTCTCGAAAGCCTTCGGGTCGCCTGCGTAAGGCAGGGCGGCCTTCACGACCTCCTCGGGGGTGACTGTCCTCCCGTACTCGGCTTGCGCCTTCTGCACCATCTCAAGGGTCTTGAAGACGCTGGTGCCGTACTTGTCGGCCCCTATGCGCAGGCTGGAGTCCACGTACTCCTTGGTGACTCCGTGCTCCGCGAGCGCCGCCTTGATGGCTTCCGCCTCTGCCTTCGCGGCTCGGGCTTCCTCAAGGGCGGTCTTCAGCATGGTGGCAACCTTCCCGTCCTCAAGCTCCCCGGAGGAGTCTGCGACTTCCAGCTCCGGTTCTTGGGGCGCGGGGTTGTTGCGGAACCTCGCGAGCGCGTCTTCCTTCTCTGCAAGCTGCTTCGCCATGTTCTCGTACTTGCTCTTGTTGGCGTCGTACCACTCCTGGTACTGCTTCTGCGTCGCCTGCCACTCGTTCATCTTGCGCGAGTAGTCCGACTGCCGAAGCATGGACGCCTCCATCTCCTTGCGCAGCGCCGCCCTCTCGGACGGGTCTTCGACCTTGTCCAAAAGCGCCGCCACCCTCGGGTCCAGCTCTGGTGATGCCATGTCTTGCCTTGCTCCCATCTGTCAAAAAGTTACGCCATCGGCGGGCCTGCGGGCGCGCCGCCCTGCGAGAGGCTGGACGCCATCTCGGGGGGCAGGCTGCCTTGCCCCTGCGGCTGCGACGCGATGCTGGCCAGGCCGTCGGTGATCACCTCGATGGCCTGCCTGGCGAACGCGCTGAAGCCGGGCTCGGCTGCCGCCATCTGCTCTAAAACGGTGTTGATCGCCTCCCCCTGCGCGAACAGCTCCGCGTAAGGGTTGGCCTGCTGGGGCTCAGGCTCCGCTGCGGGCACCCCGTAGCCCTGGACTCCAGCGCCTGCGTCTGCAAACCCCATCTGGCCGCTCTGCTCAGGAGGCAAAGCGGGCTCCGCGGGGATCTGCGGTCCCATTCCTGCCATGCCCATGTCGGGCCTCCTTCTCTAACGGTTAGACCTTTTCCATGACCGCCTGGTCGGGGATGTTGGTGTTGGTGATGAACGTGGCTGTGCTGTCCACGTTGGACGGCGCCGTGTTGTCGCCGAACTGGAAATCGCTCTTGTCAGGCATTGCAGTCTCTCCTAACGCTCCCGTTGATACCATATCGCATGGCAGACGCGAAAATCAACCTACAAGGCCACGGGCTTCTCCATCGTGGCGTTGTTTATCTCCTTCAGCACCGACGGGTGCATGGCGCCGCCGCCGTCCACGCCGGACATCTTCTGCTTGATCATGTTGACCAGCATGTCGGCGCCTTCGCGCTTCAGCCCCTGCTCGACGGCGTCGAACATCGGCTCCATGTCTAACACCTTGTACAGCGTCTTGCGGTCGATGTCGCCCATCCTGCGGAGCTGTATGGCGGTCGCCTTCTCCGCCTCCGCCTGCGACTTCAGCATCGTGCCCGGCATCACCGTCCACTTGAAGCTGCGCCAGTGCGCAGCGGGGTCTAAAGGCTCGGGGCTGAGTTCTTGCGGGTTCCACTCGAAGTCCGTCCAGGTCAGGCCCTTGAGCCCGCTGGCGAGGATCGTCCTCGGCGTCCGGTAGAACTGGAAGGCGTTGGCTATCCACTGCTCCCCCACCTCGCGGAAGAACGTCTCCATGTTCCTCACCTTCAGCCTGACCAGCGTCTGCTGGCTCTGCGTCAGCAGTTCCATCGTGTCGGCGCCGGGCAGGAGCCCCTTGCTGGCGATGGTGCCCTGGTCGATGAACCCTGTCTGGTCTGCGAGCTCGCCCTTCGCCCACAGGAGCGTCTCGTAGACGTAGTTGGGGAGCTGGGGCACAGGGCCGTACTGGAGCGGGTTGTTTCCTGCCGCGAGGTTGTAGTACGCCTTCATGCCGGGCATGTTGGGGTCCATCGACTTGCGCATCGAGTCGGAGAACGCGTTTATAGGCGCCTGGATGGGCGGGTTCACCGCCTTTTTACACATGTCCAGTATCCCGGCGAGGATGTTGTTGATGATGTCCTGCAACGGTATCTGGTTGCGCAGCTCGCTGACCCCTATCCACTGCCAAGGCACCTGGTTCAGCCGCATCGCGGCGAAAGGGAACCTGCCGTGCCAGTGCGGGTTCGGCCCGTCGTAAAGTATGACGTCGCCGCCCTTTATGATCAGCCTGCCGCGAGGGTAGAGCCTCTGCCCAGGCTTGACCGTGTACCCCGTGCCGCGCAACATGCTGCCGACGTACACCTCTACGTTGCTCGTGTTCACGGAGAAGTCCCGAACCCAGTATTCCTGGTACTTCCCCATCTGTATGGCGGCTTCAGTCCTTGGCTCTGCGTTGGCCCCTTGGAGGTATCTCTGGAAGGGGTTCATGTTGTGGAGTGGTTGGCCTGCCATCGTGGCAGGCGAGGATACGTTGGGGGCCCCAGACCTTCCCGTGTACGTCTCGTCGGGCCCGACGAGCTGCCCAAGGGTGGGGTAGTTCCTGCGGAACCAAGGCAGCGGCATCCACTTCTCGTAGATGAGCCCGTAAGCCGCTTGTATGTCGCTGCCCGGCTTTATCGGTATGACCTCCGTGGGGCCGCAGGGCTCGAAGGATATGTCCCCTTCGCCGCCGTCCAGCTCAGGGTTCCAGACCTGCCTGACGTACCCGATGCCCGATATGGCCGAGTACATCGCCACCTGGCTCGTCACCAAGTCCAGGTTCCTCGCTATCGCCCAGGCGCTGTTGCGCTTGTTCAGCACGATGGCGGTCTGCTCATAGTTCTTGTTCTCTGCGCGCACCTCGAACGTCTGCCGCGTGTCCGTCAGGTAGGAGACCTCCTGCACGAGGTTCGTCCACAGGCGGTTGTCCACAGGCGCGGCGCGGTACGCAGGGCGCCTCGCGTTCCACTGCTTGCCCATGACATATTCGACGTACTTCGTCAGGCTGCGTATCTCGTCGTTGCCCTCAAGCTCGCGTTTCGCCTCGTCGTACATGGCGATGCACCACTTGCGCACCTCCTTCTGGTGGTCTTTCACAGACAAGGTGTACTCGCGGCCTGCGTAGTCGTAGCTATGCCAGTTCGGTAGGTCAGCCATTTGACGCGCTCCTCACTTCGATGGGCTCCCTCGGTTTGAATGTGTCCTTGTACAGCTTGTCCCAAGAAGGGGCGGTCGGCTTCAGCTCCTGGTCCATGTCCACAGGCACCACCCCGTTCTCGTGGCAGAGCCTGACATGCTGCTCGTGGCTGGTGATCGTGACAGGCGAGCCGTCCCTCATTATGTTGCGCGTCGTGAACGGCTGGAACACCTTCCCCGCGCACCACGAGTACAGCCTCGCTCCAGGGCCGAGGCACTCAGGGCAATCCCTCGTCTCGTCGGTCACGTTGGACGTGTACCACTCGTAACGCTTCCCGCAAACCATGCACTCGGCTTCGTATATCGGCATCACATCATCCCTTGCAGCGAGTTGACCAGCATGGTCGTGATGAACTGCTTCGGCGTGACGCTGCACGCCGCCGACGCCTGCTCCACCATAAGCTTCACAGGCTCAGGCACGCTCACCTCGTACTTGAACCACGTCGTCCCGTCCCCGCCGATCTCCGGCACCGCGACGGTGGAACCGGCTATGTCCACCTTCTTCTGCTTCTCCTTCGCCGCCAGCTGCAACCTCAGCTTGTCGTTCTCGGACTTCAGCGCAGCCACCGCAGCCACCATCCCGTCGTCGTCCTCGAACTTCCCGACGATCTTCTCAAGGCGCTCAAGCGCCTTCACTTTCACTTCCACGTTCTCAGGCTTCTTCATGGACACCCTCCCATCTCCTTTAACTCTAACACGCGGCTACAGGCAATCAAAAGCAGGTTCCCTGTCCGAAGCCTGGGACCCCGGCAACACGTCCCCCTCCACGTCGAACTCCTGGTAGTTCGACGGGCCCTCCTCCTTCTTCTCCTCCTCCTCCTGCCTGATGCGGGAGTTGTCCAGCACCGCCACCTGGCAGGCGATGAGGAACGCCATGAGGAGGTCGTCGTGCCCCGTGGTGGAAGAAGGGCCGAAGGTGTGTCCGAACCTGTCCGTCCTCACGAAGTCCAGAGCCTCGTCCACCGTCTTGTCGTGCTTCATTATTATGTCGTACTGGAGCAGCAGCTCGCGCAGGTTCCCTATCATGTTGTTCTTGTTGCGCGTCGTCGTCATCCACCCCAGGTACTGCACCGGCCTGCCGAACGCCGCCTTCTCGTTCACCATCCGGTAGATGTTCGGGTACTGGATGTGCTGCACCAGGTCGGCGACCACGCTGTTCACCATGTTGATCTCCGGCGCCAGCAGCGCCTCCCCGTACATATAGCCTATGGCGGCTATGATCCTTGCGAACTCCTGCGGAGTAGGCTTGCCGTGCCACACCGCGACCTGCCGCAAAGGCTCCGTTATCCTCTCCGGCACGTAGACCACCTGGCACGCGGAGAAGTCGCCGCTCTCCAACCCTATGGCGGGGTCGCCAGAGACGATGTACTTCCCGCCCCTCTTGCAATACTCCCACACCTGGAACTCGCCACGGTCGTCGGGAGACAGGTTGTAGTCGTGCTTGTCCATGTCTAACGTTATGGTTCCGCGCCACTTGGGCGGCCTGACGAAGTGCTTTATCTGGTCCGCCAGAGGCTTCTTCGGGAAGATGCTCTCGCCCGAGGCTATCCACGCCTCGTTCTGGTCGTAAGGGAACTCCTGCGGCATGTGCGTGTCGTCGCCTGCGGCGTCGAACTCCGCCTTCTTGTTCCGATACCACATGAACTGGCCGTCCGTCAGCACGTCCCCCGTCTGCTCCTCGACGGAAGCCGCTCTTGCGACCTCCTCATCGGTTCTCTCGAACCCGTCCGGCACGGGGAAGGTGTAGCCGGGCTCCTTGTACCAGGGGATGAACACGGGCTTCCAGAAGCCGCCGTCGAGCGCCTGCGTCCACAGCCTGTGGAACAGGGTGTTCCTGCCTTGTGCCGTCCCTTCGAGGAAGCCGAAGGTGTTGGGCGCCCCGATGAGCGAGCCGAAGACTCCTTCCGTGATCGGCTTGGGCTGCTTGTACCTGCCGATCTCCGCGAGGTGCGCGGCGAACAGCGCCTTCGAGTACGCCGCACCGGTGGGCTTGTTCGCGGCCTCGAACATTATCCTGCTGTCCAGGCCGACCCTCCCCCCCGACATCTGCTCCTTCGGCCTGTCGAACCCCAGCACGTCGCTCTCCCTGTCGTACCTCTTGGCGGGCTTCATCCACCAGGGCAGCATGGTGTACGCAGTGCGCGCCATCGTGAAGTTGGCGGACACCTTGTCCAGCTCGTCGGACATGGCGAGCACGTACCTGTTGGGGAAGAAGAAGGTCATCCAGCACAGTATGGACGTGCCGAGCGTGGTTATGCCCGCCTGCCTGCCCTTGAGGATGATCATCCTTATGGGGCGCTTCGCCTTCTGCTGGGACAGCATCTCCTCGATCACCGCCTCCTGCGTGGCCCACATGGGGTACAGGGTGGTGACGGATCCGTCCACGTCCTTGCGCCTGATGAAGTGGTAGTTGCGGAGGTAGTACCTGATGTCCTTCTGGCATCGCGCCATCTCCTCCGCGATGAAGGAGAAGGCGTGCCGGTCGAGCTTCTGCCACGCCTGCTCGTCGTCGTAGTTGCAGTCTATGTGGAC